GTTAAAGGTATGGATGACGTATCCGCCAGTAATGGTAATTGAGCCGCCTGAAGCTCTTGCTGAAGTGCCTGCGTAACGAATAATGACTACGCCTGAACCACCTGCACCACCTGAGTAACTATTAGCGGAATATGACCCGCCGCCGCCGCCACCAGTATTTGCAACTCCGGGGGAACCTTGAGTAGCTGAACCCGCACCGCCGCCACCTGAACCCCCCGATCCTCCAGTGCTGCCGCTACCACCCCCACCGCCACAAAAATATGTTGAAGTGCCGGGGTATAAAGAAGAAACTCCAATGCCTCCAGCTCCACCTACAGAACCTACTGCATTAGAACCAACAGCACCTGCTCCTCCACCACCGCCACCTCCGTTATTAGGGCTTGTGCCGCCAGCATAGCCTTGACCACCTGTCCCAGCGCCTCCAGAAGTATTAGTATTTGAACCGCCACCACCAGAGCCACCTGATCCAGCAGCAACCGAAGAAGCACCATATCCACCGCCCACAGCGGTTGCAAAAGTACTAAATGCTGAATTTGACCCAGCAGCTCCGCTTGATCCACCTGCCCCAATGGTAACTGTATAAGAAGTACCGGGGGATACGGACAAACTTGCAGCAGTTACAAATCCACCTGCGCCACCACCACCGCTGTTAATTGCTCCGTAAGTGGATGGCCCACCGCCACCGCCGCCTGCTGCAACAAGGTAATCAACGGTATAAGCAGTTGAAGCAATTGTTTGCCAGCTCACGCTATTCCAAACTTCCAAAACAGCAAGCGTACTATTCCACCCCAATTGCCCGTTCACAGGACTTGATGGGCGACCTGCTGTTGTCCATGATGGAGGGCCAAACCCTGTTGTACCGCCTACGTAAGAAGTCATATTGCCACCCAATTAGTGCCGTTATCTAAAACAAGGGCTTTCACCAAACCGCCGCCGACAATAGTTGTTAAAAATGTCGGTGCTAAAGCATCAGTAACTAAAGCCAATCGTCCAATCGTTCCAACAGTAGGCAAAGTCGCTACTGTGTACGATGTCAAAACAGGCAAAGTTAATGTTTTACTTGTAAGCGTTTGCGCTACATCTGTAGCTACAACCGTAGTTGTTGCAGCAGGCAGCGTCACAACAAAATTGCTTGCCGTATCCGCTGCATTTAGCGTAACTGTGCCGCCGCTTGGCGCTTTTAGTCCAATTTGACCAGCCATGTTTTATCCTTAAATAATTGCCCAAGTGCTACCGGACGGGATTGTTACCGTTGCGCCTGATGCGATAGCAATCGGGCCTGTAGACATTGCGTTAGAACCAACTGGAAGCGAATAACTCGTTGTCACAGTTTGACCGTTCTCGATAAAGATTTTGTCGCCACCAGCGCCAGTTGCGCCACCGCCAAAGCCGACAGAGATTAGCTGAAATTCTGTACCGTCATATATTACAACGACTACGTTACCCGCAGTTAAATCTCCTGCTTGAACAGGCTCTGTACCGTTGCGAAGCAGCGCTTTTGCGCCTAAACCGTCAATATTAAGAGTTACAGCACCAGTATTAGTGTTTGCAACGATAAAACTGAACATTGCGCCTGTCACATACGCTAAAAGTGGTGGCGTAAGAGAACCAAGCAAAATGTCTGTGCCAGTCACAGTCATGTAGTTAAGCGTGTTGCCTTGCAGCTGCGCTAAACGTACTGCGTCTGTAGCTGATACACCTGCTGCAAGATCAGTAATCCTGAAGCCACCCATCGGGATATTTGCTGTTGGCGTGCTTTGACCGTCTTTAGTGATTGCGTTAGTCAGACCGCCAGCTAAGTCGTTAGTCAGCGCATTAAACGCTGTTGAGCTAATGACTGTGCCAGCAACAACAGGCTGACCTGCTGTGTTGATTTGAAATACGCCATTCCCGTTGTAAGACATAATTACCTCTGTTCTTCAGTCTGTTGTTGACCTAGTTTAGCTGCAAGCATACGCAAAGTGTACGGGTCGATTGGCGATTTGCCTGTATATGATTTTAAAGCGTCAGCAAGTTTTTGCCCTGCACCAAATGCTTTTCCGCCGTAATATGCTGTTTCTCCAACAAAACGAGGCGAACTTGCTAAAGCTCCAGTACCAATCATTGCAAGTGTCGCTGGATTTGTTAATCCACTATAAACTGCTGCGCCACCAGCTGCGCTTGGCAAAATTCCGCCTTGAATACCACGAGGCGTTTTTGAGTTAAGCATTTGCCCTGCAATTTGCGGAAACAACGTGTCAGCGCCAGGCACTCCTGTTGCCTCTAGCTCTTTAGCTAAATCGACTCTGCGACCATAATTCGTGTTTGCATTGTTACGCATAATTGATTGCAATTTGCGTATTGAAGTATCTACGTTTGCGTTTTTGTTAAGCGAAAGCGTGCCTTGAATGTCTTTAAGTAATGCACTTGCGCTTTCATAATCGCTCATTACTTTTGCATAATCAGGCGCTTGCTTAACAATTTCATTTTTAACAGCGTTATACATTTCGTCAGCAACTTTTCGAGCTGGCGTACCATACGGTAAATTTTGTTGAATATCACTAATTGCTTGTTTTAGTTTGTCAAAACCTTCAACAGTTCTAAATATTGCAGGATCACCTGCACGAAATTGATCTATTACTTGTTTTATTTCGGATAAAGCTGCTGTCGCATTTTTACGAATTGGTATGCCGTTAAATGTGCCTACTTTTTCAGCTTTTGTAATAGCCGCATCAATTGGGGCAAAATCTAAAATGGCTTTATTACCTGCTACATTGCTCATCCCCGAAAGATATTGATCTGAACGATTTTTATATAATTCAGCAACAGCATCTTTTGCTGTGTTTACAACATTTTCAATTGGTGCGTTGCCTCGCATTTGATCTAAAAATGCTTGTGCTTTTGTGCCACCTGCTGCGCCTGCTTTTGCAGCCTCACGAATTGCCTCTGCACCTGCGCCCGTTGATAATCCTAAAGCTGGAGTAATTGCAAGAGCTTCAGCTAATTTTATAGGCGTTGTTACAGCTTTTGTTGCTAAATTTAATGGATCAATAGCTCGCCCAGTTGTCGCAACAACTTCTCCTGCTCGGCCTACTACGCCAGGCAATTTTGCAGCCAAAGAACCACCGCCTGTGAACAACATAGACATATCGCCCATGACGCCAACAGGATCAGTAGCTAAATATTTTTTAAATCCTTCAACAGTCCCATATTTTTTTGCTAAATCTCCGCCAACAGCGTTAGCCATTTGAACAGCTTTGTCTATCTGCCCCGGTTCGCTACTAATTGAAGTAATAAACTTTTGTACAGATTCTGGCATTAAATTTTTAACGCCACCAGCTGCTGTCATTCCAAGATTTTTAATTGATTCAATGGGATTTGTTATTGTATGAACAATATCTTTGCCAAATTTCAATGCACTTGACGGCAAATTAGTAATTGCACCGTATGCAACATCAGTAGGTGATAACGGCTTTTGCTCTTGAGGCGCTGTTTGTTGAGGCGTTTGCAACATTGACATCAATTGCTCATTGCTCATGCCTTGCAAACCTGATGCTTGTGCAGTAGGAGCATTGTTGCCAGCAAGTTTTAATAATTGCTCATCGCTTAAACTTGATAATGAATTGCTCATAGTTGGTTGATTTGCGTCAGAAGTTACCGGCCCGTTTGCCAACCTAATTTTAAATGTTGGATGGACTTCCCAATGAACGGGGTCTTTTTCTCCAAAAGGTCTATGCAAACCAAAAGTTTCTTGCATTTTTTTTGCAAAATTTGGATGCAAATTAGTACTTATATCAACCGCATTTTCGTGAAAAAACTGTTTGTCAGTTTTTGACGGGTCAGTTGGCATAAAAATATTTGGCACGCCTCTTTGCCAATCATCAAATAATTGCTGTTGCTTCTCTCTAGTACGAACCATACTTGTAATAGGCAAAGGCGTGCCATATTCTTCAATATGCGCCTGATTAGCAAGTTGTAATTGCTTGCCAAGTATAGGGTCAATACCTTCAGGAAGTTCAAAAGACATTATTTTATTAAACCTCTACGTCTTAATTCTGCTTGAATATCAGCTTGACTATGAACACCTGATAGCTCAACTTTGCTCCAACCAGCATTTTTTGCAATGTCAGGAGACATTTTATCAAAACGTGAATTCCATTGAGATACAGATTTTTGTGCAACATCTTTAGAAATTCTGCCCAATTCTTTAAGCGTTTCAGCATTAAGCGTAATTGAACCACCAACAACTTTTTCAAGAAAATCTTTATCTTTATCTGTAAATCCTTGCCCAGTCCCAAGTCCTGATGTTTTGGCGCTATTAAGAACATTTTGACCAAGCTGAGAAATCAATACTTCGGTATTTTTAATTACTTCATTATTGTCAGCACCAGCAACGTTAAATAATTTTGCTAATTGCAATTTAATATCAGCAGTTGCTCCTGCAAATGCGCCTGAAGCAATCAAGTCATTGATTTTATTTGCTTGGTCTACAGTTGTTTGAGCGTTTTGAGCTGCTGAGTGCATTGCAGCCAATTCTTTTGCTGCTAATGTTCCAGTTTCTCTTGCTATTGCTTCAGAACCTGCTACTTTAGCGCTTTGTCTTGATGTAATGTCAGCAGCATTTGGCACTTCAACAGCTACAGGCGCATTTAAATTGCCGCTAGGATATTGAATGCTGACATTTTCGCTAGTTTTAGGAATGTGAGCAATACCTTGTGGCCCTTGAATAACGCTGCCCGGTACGTGCGATTGCGTTGCTTCTTTGTTGATAGTGCCACGCATAAACGTTTGATATTCAGGGCTTCCAACAGGATAACCAGCCTCAACCAACTTGCGAGACAATTCCGTTGGAGCAATGTTTTTCAATTCTTGTTCAAGCAAAATCTTAGCTACAGGCGCAGCATAAGGATTCATCATTGCTCGCACAAGCTGACGAATATCTTTTTGTGGAGCGACCGTAGGCGCAGCAGTTGATGCAGCCGTTGAAGCGGTTGTTGAAACAGTTGGTGCTGTTCCTGTTGGACGAACCTCAGAAACTGCTGGCAATTGGTCTGAACCCGATGCGCCAATAGGAAATGCTTGTGCTACAGGCGGTTCAACACTTGCTTGAGCTGGTTGAGCAATTGGCGTTGTAGGCTGTACAGCAACAGGTTTGGGATTTACTTGCCCACCAACAAATGGAGCTATTAAATTTTCACCTTCGGTTTGCGCTTTTAAGCCAAGCAACTGACGAGCTTGTTCAGCTTCATCTGTTTGTTTTGACCCAATGTACATTTGCAATACTTTCGCAATTCCTTGCAACGGAGAAATTGGCGCTTGAAAACCTTGAAAACTGTTAATTTCTAAAGGTTGCAACGCTTGTTGCTGCATGAGTTGCGCCATTTTTTCACGACGAGCAATTGAATTTAATTCTGCATCGTATGGGCCGGGGAAGTTAAGAGCCATGATTTAACCCGTGTAGTTGTTCGCAGTCATATTCGGTGCTTGAGCATTTGCCGAATCAAATATACCGCCTTTTTGAGCTTGACCAAATCTTAGTCGAGCAATGTAATCTTTTACATCTTGTGCGTCATTTGATTGAGAAAATTGGCTATACATTTTCATCGCATCAGGAATAGAGCTAAAAGGACTTTGCGCTGCTTGCCCCATAGACTGAGGCATAGCTTGTTGCCCTTGTACTTCTGTAGGTTGACTTTGCTGTTGCAACATTTGAGCCATTCGCTGTTGAGGCGTTAAATTGACCATTTGATTAAACATCGCAATTCCTTAATATTTCATAAGTGGGCAACACAGCAGTTTTTAACGCCGCCATGTTTATTTTATATTTTTCATACAGCTTTGGGTGTTTTTCTTTTGTCCACGCAATTCTGTCTGAAGAATGGTTTAAATATGCTGTACAGTCATAACAATCTAGGCTTGAATGATCTATTGAAAAATGCTCTGGCAAATCACCTTGCGTTCTCAAAAATGCAAAAACTTGCTCTTTTGACCATGTTTCAATTGGTTGAATAAACATGATCCCATCAACTATTGAACCGTGTTTAGCTGTGCTTTTATGACTTTCATCAAGCCGCTGACCACGAATCATTTGAGTAATCCCACGTTGTTTTGCAGCATCCATCAAAGGTTTTGATCTGTTTTGATAACAACAATTTAAGTAACTTTGCACCATTACAGGCTTTTGTTTTGTCAATTGCATCCCATCTTTTGTGCTGTCTATTGGCACTATGTCGCTAGGCAATCCAAACTTTTCAATTTGACCTTGTTGATCTGAAACTACTTCAATAAACTCAATCGCTTCTGCTTTAATTTTTTCAATTATTTCAATCGTTTCAGGATACGCTTTGCCAGTATTTGCCCAAAAAACTATAGGGTTTTTGTCTTTGTACAAATACCAACAAGCAAGCGAATCTTTGCCACCAGAAAAAGCTAAACCTAACATTAGAAATACATTGCCGCAGCCAGCGCCGCTTGAGTGAGACCTTGAGTCGTTGCGTTTGCACCAGACTGTTGAATGCCATAATTTTGCATAGCAGCTTGATTTTGTGCTTGCACACCCGCAAATGTTGGTGCAGGTGCAACGCTTGTGCCTTGATAACCTTGGAATTGAGGCAATTGAATCTGAGAGCCACCCAAAAGCCCAATAACTTCGTTAATTGGCTGCGCTCGCAATGCCATATCTTGTGCAAGCTGTTGTTGTTGTGCAGTATTTTGAAATTGAGCTTTGTTAAGACCTTGAGAAAATTGAGTGCCTTGTGAGGTCATTCCTTGACCGTAATTTTGCCCCATTGCCGAATTGTATAAACCAGCACCTGCAAGTTGCGCTTGATTTGCAAAAGTGCCTAACAAGTTTTGTTCATTTAAACCTTGTTGACGAGCTGTTAAATCAAGATTGATGCCTGTAAGTGCCGCTTGATTATACAAATCGTTAATTTGATTTGCTCGATTTCTATATGCTGCATCGTAGGCTGCTGTGCCAGGCATTAACCCTTGGTTTGCCAATGATTGTTTGAACGAAGTATCCCCAGCTTGAATTGTTGGGTTTAAACGTTGCAAAATTAAATCTTGTGCTTTTGTGCCAACATTGATTGGCATAGGCGCTAAATTACTTGTATCCAAAGAATACTGTAATGGCACATCTGTCTTTGCCATGTAATCTTGAGCTAATGGCACTTCGCCATAACCACCAAAATCGTGTTTAATTTCCGTTGTTGTCGGAACAAAAGGTTTTTCCAACGTTGCACGAGCATTAGCAATGCCAACTTCACCAAGATTAGCTAAAGCTGTTTGAATTCTTTGTTGTGAATCAAGGGTTTGTTGCGCTTGTGGCGTTAAAGTTTGAGTAACAGTCGGAGTGCCTGGCGTTGTGTAAGCACTTCTATCAGGCGCTGCCCCTATTTCTTTTAATGCGGCTTGATACGCAGCATCATCAAAATAATTGTACTTATTGCCTTCGTCTGTAGTGCCAGACTGATAAAAAGCATTTCGATTGATGTTCTTTGCTTTTTGCTGATAATTTGCAAAATCTGTGTTGTAACGAGATTCGTCAAAAGTAGGAGTGCCGTATGAAACAGTTTGCGTCCCATAGGGGGTGATTACATTTGGGTTTGACAAAACAACAGACGTTTTTGCCGCATCAAGATTTTGCTTGCCCTGCTCTTTCGCTGCTGCGACATAATCCGGAACTGGCGGCGCTTGAACTGACTTACCCATAACGAACCCCTAAAAATCGACAATTTTCTCTTGTCATTGTCAAAAATATAATGTCACCGTCTTGCGAACCGTCAACGATTCTAGCTTCTTCGGTGAACCCCATATTTGTTACTAATTTTATACTTTTAACGTGGTTTGAGACTACTGGCACAATAATTTTCTTCACTTTGCACACATTGAACGGGTAATCAAAAATCGCTTTTAAATACGCTTTTGTTAACCTTGCTTCAATCGCTATGTGACAAAAAATAGATGCTTTGTTCCAATTTTCGTAAATCACGCCTGCTATCGTTGCGCCATCTTTCTGTAGTCCAATAGCGCTACTCGTTTCTGAGTAAAACTCACCTGCAATTCGATCCGCAACCCAAGCGCCGATTTCAGCGCCTTGGACTATATTCCAGCCCATCCGAGTTGGTACACAATATCAGTTGATGCCCACAAGATAGTCACGCCTTGTGAAGCTGTCTTAAATTGAGTTGACCCGCAATAACCGATGCCAGTAATGCCTTGCCAGTTATTGCTAATAATATTTTCTGTTCCCCAGTACGAGCTGTCCCACAGCGCTGTGTCCCATAAACCGAAGTTGCTAGGCGAAAACGCTAATGATGCAGTCGTATCTTGCAAATCAAAATCAACGTTCATGCCGACAAAGACTGAGGGTGCGCCATTTGTGAACAAACTAGGTCTTGCTCGTGTGAAATACTTTTTTACACCACGAGAGTCAAAGTAATTAAACGCTTGAAATGCGTTTGAATTGATGTTTGCACCGTCATCTGCATAAGTATCATCCCATGCGTGTGCAACGTAGCCGTTAGCGCCAAAATATGGCTCGTTTTCAAAGATTTCCCAACAGTTTGCAGCCCAGCCTGTAAAGTTACACCACGCTTTTGTGATGTTATTCATTACATATTGCTGTTGTTGTCCTACTGAAATTGGCACATTAACGCTTAAAGCGTTGTGCTTTGGGTCAAATATCATTTGCCAACCAAACGTATCGCCGTAAGTTTGTGTTGCAGCAGCAAATGCGCCCTGAATTTTGTCTGACAGCGCAATTCTAGGGTCTAAACGTGAAGATTGTAAGCTCGCAGCAAGCGGATACACGCCGTTATACGTCAAGATGACAATATCGCCACCGTATTTAATCATGCAGCGCTTGCCGACAGGTTTACCAACACGCCAAACGCCTACTAACGCCCATTTTGTTGCATCGCTAGGGTCTGTGCCGCTGTAAACAATAACTTCGCCATTTGACGTAATAAACACAAGGTTATCGTCAACGCCGTAGCCTGCATCAATTGTCCAAGTGCCAACGTTTACGAGATGCCCACCTAACTGAGCGACTGCGCTCATGTCAATGTATGCAGCAGCGCCTTGAATCGACAGCGTAGGCAAATACCATGCTTTGAGCGTATCGTTTTCAGTAAACCAAACTTGGTTTTTAAACGTTGTGATGTTGTTTAAGTCTTTTTGATCGACGCCTGTAATGACAGGAGTAATCCACGTTGTGCCATTATAGATAATTGGGTCATCAACGCCGTTTACAGCGTATAGGTAGCCGCCAGCAGGCGTAGTGACGTTTACATATTCCCATTTGGCGTTAGACAAGCCAAACAGGTCTGGTGCGCCGACAGGCCCACTTGCTGTTACGTCATAAATCTCGTCAGCTACAGCAGCAAATAGCTTGTTTGTTACGCCAGACGAATAGCCCATCAAAGATTGAACTTGACCGCCAAGACCTGTAGCGTGCTTCGTGTAGCCCGGTCTCAGCACCACGTTGTTCACAGACGGGAACAAGTTAGTCAATTGCACAGCGTCAACGACTTCCATGTTAGCAATCGAATCACGCACGTTCCACCCGCCAATAGGCGCAGGAAGTGACGCAACACGAGCTGCGTTGTGCTGAACTAACTGATTGATGCCTCTGCGTGTCGCCATGTTAGTTCGGGCCGTATCCGGTGTCAGGAATATTGTCGTAACCAATCAGAACTGTGCCTGGTCTTGGCGCAAACGACAGATTTGCAGCACTCATGTCTTGAGCAAGAACTGTCTCTAGCTCAGTCATGTAATTACGGAACATCGCTGTTGTATCAAAGCCTTTCGCTTCAAAATACTTGAGCTTTGTAGACAACACCATCAAACGGTCAGGATAAATGCAGGTGTCAGAATCCGCTGTAAACGAGTTCTTTGGCGTCCCATCTGCTGCTTCTGCCCAACCTTGCGAACGATATTCGTAGCCTAGTAGCTCATTGGTTGAGACACCCGGCCAAATCTGAAACGTATTGCCAAGCAAGCGCCAGCGGATACGTGGGCCAGTCGAAATATACCCCGACAGCAACCATTCCCATTGCTGTGCGTCAGTTGGCCCTAGCATTTCCCAATGTTTCGCCTTATCCCAATGAGTACGAGGCACAGTCGCATCGTAGTCAACAGGCAGCGGATACTTTACTTTCATAAAGCACAGATCAGCGCCAAGATACGTTCCCGTAGATGGCTGATTAACTGTTACTTGTGTTGGTGAATCTACGCTGACAATGTATGTAGCGTTGCCAAGCCCGTTGCCTGTTACTTGATACGTTGTATCAAAGCCAGCAGTACTTGGGATGTTTGTAATTGTGTAAGTGCCAGTAGTAACATCGCCAACTGTGTTTGTGTACGATGTTGTGAACAAATGCTGCTTAGTCAGCCTGCGCCAATCGCCTTTCTTTAGTAGCTCGTAGCCTGATGCGTTCATCAAAGCTAAGATTTGAATAACGTCTTGATTAGTGTTACCCGCTACCGAGTTTGGAGTTGATACGCCTAGCTCGTTGGTCACTTGCGTGACTAATTGCAGCATTGTTGACATTTATTCCTCTTTCTTCGGTCTGCCAGCCTTCTTTTCAGCCATGAGAGCAGCGAGTTGCGCTTTTAATTCAGCTACTTCTTGCTTTGTACTCTCTATTTCAATTTGGCTTTCAGACTGATTTTTGTTCAACAAGAAACTTCTAGCTTTATCACGCAAACCTGCTGCGCCCATACCTACTTTCTGAAGTTGCATATCTGAAGCAGTAGCTACTTGCTCAACAGTCTGAAACTTCAAAATACTCAATTCTTCTAGCTGCATTTGATTAAACTCACCGGGTCGAGCCAAATGCCAATCTTTCAACGGTGTGCCAATCATCTGTGCATCGTTGTTTTGCATCTGAAAGTGCAGCCATTGACGGGGAAACCGTTGTTTATGACTTTCACGAACAGGTTGCTCGACTACGTTTGTTTTATCGCCAGGCACTACTATTCTAACAAATGGCACGCCTTGATATGGCTTTTTTACATCCGTACTTGGATGTTCAAACGTATAAAACTCAACAAATAATTGTGAATCTGCATTACGAATATCGCTATCTAGTCCCAAAATCCTCTCCCGTTAGATTAAAAACGGAGGGAAGGTTTCCCCGCCCCCCGTACTACTTTACACCGATGCTTTGCTAAACCAAGCGTAATCGCCAGAAACTAGAGCGACTGCTGGGCTTGTATATGCACCGCCTGTTGCTGTTACCAAAAAGGTAGCAGGGTCAACAGTACAAACTGCGGTTGACGCTGGAATTGATGCGTTAGCTTTTGCTAAAACATACAAACGACCATCTGAGCCAAACACTTCTAAGCCTAAAGGGCCTTCAGTTGGAATTGCAACATTCGCTGAATTTAGATTAGTTGGAACAGTAGTAGTTAGCGTAGTGCCGATAACGTGCGAAACTGAATAAGCCATGATAGTTTTCCTTTATGTTAATTAGGCAATCAACACGCCGTTAAACTGAGGGCCAGACGATGTGAGGTTCCCGGCCCAGCCGATGAGCTTCACGATTGCGTCTTGGTTTACAGCTTGGCGTTCGCCGCCGATTGGCACGAAATTGCGGTCAACGTGTGGACGGAACATCATGTACTTGGTGTTCAAGAACCACATGTGATTGGCAGTCGCATCGTTACCGATACCACCGTCAAGCACAACGTCAGAAGCCATACCAGCACCGTAATACTTCAGGCTTGCAAAACCAGCACCAACGCCAGAGTTACCACCGTCAGTAATACGCTGAATTGCTTGCAATGACTGCAAGTACAGGCTGTAGTAGTTGTTGTCGCAAACAATCAAATCAGGCTTGTCAGTTCCACGAATCAGTTGAACAGCAACCGAGTCCATGTATTTCTGAATGTTTGAAGCCGACACAGCAGCGCCGCCATCAGTTACACCAGAATAAGCGACAGAGCGCCAAAACGACCAAGTAGCACGATTGATGCCGCCGTATGTGCCAGTAGCAGGCGCATCAGGAACAGCAGCACCGAGACCGGTGATGTTTTTGCCTGAGTTACCAGTACCGTCAAGATAAATATCTTGCGAAATACGGTTAGCCAATTGTGCTTCAGCCACTTGCATACGACCATCGAGCAAATCGATGATTGCTTCTTTACCGCTGTTTTGGATCATTTCCAAACCGCTGATTGAAACCGCAGCAGCGTACTGGGTGATCGAAAACTGTGCCGCACTACCAAATGTTCACAAGAAGTCGTTAATTTCTTGCCGCCCTTTCGGACTGCTGCATATTTCTATGCAGAGCAGACTATCTCACAACCCCGTAGGGTTCTTTGCACTTCGAGCCACTTGGCTCTACGGGTAGTCACACCCTAGTCGTTACACCTTCCCATCTCTGGGCTTGGCTCGGTATTGTCTTCAACTTAATGGTCAGAGTTCCACCGAATTCACAAAGTTTTTCAATGCAGATTTCTCTACAAGGCCACTAGTTCGTCAATGGGACTGTTTTGGCTAACGTTTAGCACTTCATAGCCTGAATAGCTATTGGTGTTGTCCGTTGCCGAATCCGTGTACATAATTTCCTGGAGGATGACGTTACCGCCAGAAAATGTCTTTACATTGCCACGTTCTTTGAGTCGGCGCAATAAAGCGTTGTTGTTTGTTACGTTATCAGCTAGTTCACCGGTGCGGCTTTGAATGTTAGTCGCAATGATGTCGCTGATCGAGCTATTGGCGAAGGCCATAGTAATCTCCGATTAGGTTATCAAAAGCGTTCGTTAAGGCTGTCTATTTGTTCAGCCAATAAAGAACGTCTATCTTGCGCTTTGGTAGCCGTGTTCACTCCGGGTGTAGAGCTTTTAACGCTGACCGCTGCCGCCCGAGCAGATTTCGCTGCTTTGTTAGCCGATTCTCGTTTAGCTGCTTCAGTTTTGGCTTGTAGGCTTTGCTGTAGCTTGCTAGACAGAGCTTCGTCTAGGCGTAATGCTTTGTTATATGCATCATCCAAGTTTTGAGCCATTCCTGAGTTCAGAAGCTGGATCATTGTTGGTCGTGCATCTTCAAAAAACTCAGCCTTTTCTGCAAAATTATTGATTTCGCCTAAAAGAGCTTGGTTTTGTGCTGCCTCTTGCTGCTGTTTCCATGTCATTACTTCATTTTTAACGCTATAAAGCTCGTTTTGAAGCATTGACACAGTAGGATCAACAGGTTGTTGTTGCAAACTGCCGATTTCCCCTAAATTTACACCATATTGCTGCGAAAGAGTAGAAAACATTTGCGCTTTCTGCTGTGGCGTACCGTGTCGCAGTACGTTGTCAGCATCCATCAGCGCTTTAATCGCTTCAGGTGGCGCAATTCCTAGTGTTCGCAGGTTATTCTGATACGGCTCAATTGCTTGCTGAATCTGATCTGCAAACTGAGCTTTTGAAAGCAAAGGCTCAACGCCTTTTTTCATTTCTTCTTCACGTTGCCATGCGTATTCTTTAAGTTTTGGGTCAGCTGTTTGCCAAACTTCGTGATAATCCTTTTTCCACGAAGCGGGTGGACGCTCCCAAATTGGTGGCTCTGGCGCAGGCTCAGGTGCTACGTTTGCAGCAGGCTCAATCTCAACAACAGGCTGTGCATCTTCAGCAGCATCAAACTGTTGCATTAGCAATTCTTTACGGTCTAACTGTTCTTCGCTCATAAATACTCCCTCAAGTAATTTTTCTGCGTAATTGGGTCAAAATCTGCTGCGCTTGTTTGTGCGTCATGTTGCCGAGCTGTTGGCGCAATACATCTCGTCTGCTTTCTTGTGAAATTGGCGTGTACTTGGTTTCCATCTTTTCGTTGCCAACTTCAATACAGCCATGCGACTGCAAGTGTTCTCGATGCCTTGATCTGCTAGTAATCATTGAACCGTCGATCATGCTTTTATACGGTTGAATGTCTGGCATCACGAACGGGCCGTACACCTTTTCAAGATGTGCATCTGAGCCTTTCTCAACTAACTCGCCATCAACGTAAACATAAGTCTTTCTCATAACAGAGCAAGAACCTCCTCATCGTCCATTTCAATATAAGCATCATAGATTTGCTGAACTTTTGCCAAATCTGCCATCAATGCGTCAAAATCAACAGTTTTTACAAACTCTGCTGAATTTAGTTCGCTTATTGTAGCTTGCTTAATGAATGGTGCAGCTATTTCTTCTGCAACTAAAGGTTTGCCTTCAACTAAATGTTCAAAAAGCGCTACAACTTCATCTCTGCGCTTCTTAGCTTTTGCTGCTTCTTTCTCTCGTTGCTCTTTGCGCCTTTTATCGCCATCGTGCATATCAATTTCGATGACTGGCACAATCCCACCGACTGTGCCTGTAAATGCGCCTGTGTCGTTTTGATCTGTAGCGTTTAAAACGCCAGTAACGACCAATACCTGAAAGGCATTAGGCTGAAACGCATTTGTTTGAAAAGCTGCTGTCATACGACAACCCAAACGCTACCCGATGGAACGGTGACAGTTACGCCTGACGCAATCGTGATTGGCCCTGCACTCACAGCGTTGTTATTTGTGCCAATTGTGTAGTTTGCAGAGATTGTATTGGCGTTCTCAAACAAGCCTTGCGCCGTGATATTGCTGCTTACTGGAGCTGCGCTTACCCATGCCGTACCGTTTGACGTAAGGACATAACCAGCTGTTCCTGCCGCAGTTAGCCCTGTGCCGCCGTTTGCAACAGGTAACGCTGTGCCTGAGTAGCTAATTGCTAGTGTGCCTGAGCTAGTAATGGGCGTGCCAGATACGCTTAAAAATGATGGTACAGATGCTGCAACGCTTGTGACGCTACCAGAGCCTTTGTTATTAAACGTAGTCCAATCGGTGCTAGTCAAGTAGCCATTTGTCGAACCTGTGGCAGCTGGCATTGCAATCGTTGGTGTCACGCCACCCGTACTTGTAATTGGGCTAGTTGCAGATACAGAATTAACGTATGTGCCAGCAGGTTGTTTGCTGTTAAACGTTGACCAATCAGTTGACGTTAAATAACCATTTGCCGATGCGCTTGCAGCAGCCATTGAAATGGTTGGCGTTGTTCCACCGCTTGATACAACAGGTGCAGTTCCGCTTACAGATGTCACGCCAGTATTTGCAACCGTAATTGAACCTGCGCCGTTTGTGACAGAAATTCCTGTGCCTGCTGTGATTCCAGCAGATTCCCATAATTGCGTTGAATTGTTCCAAATAAGCACATTGCCGTTTGATGGGGTTTGTGCAGACACGTTATGGAGTTCGTCCATTTCGTAGCCGTTTTGGATTTTTATTTCAACTGTGCCTTGATTTACATGGCTACGGGTAACAATACCAACATAAACAAGGTGCGCTGGGGCGTACTGTTTTGTGGCAGTCCAAGCACCAGCAGTTGTTGAACTTAAATAAAGTTGTGATCCTTCTGCATAAGCAGATGTGTCCAAACTTCCAAGAGAACCAATGAGCGTTGCGTAACCGTTTTGATTGTTTGCTATATCAGCAGTAATCACGCCATACGTTTGTGCAGATGTAGCATCGCTTGTCGCTATTGCTTTTGATACTAACGCTTTGTTGCCTGATGCACCGCTAATGTATACAACTGTGCCTCGTGTTAGCGTTGCACCTGTTTGGTTACGCACTTGACCCACAATCGTTGAAGCGGGTGAATTTACAGAAACCGTTAAATCAACAGCTGTGCCAACAGTTGATACGTCAATACTGCCATCAGAGCTAGTGATGCTTGCTAAAGCGCCAACGTCAGCAGCGTTTAATACGACTGTGCCTGTGTAGCCATTTACCGATGTGACTGCATCTGTGTTGTCAATCTGCTGCCAAGCTGTGCCGCTATAGACAGCCATGTCACCAACGCTCCAGTCAGTAATCCCGTCTAAGTTGGTAGAGCCAGCAACGCTGACAACGTAGTAATAACCTTTTGTGCCGACACCAGAGGCTAGAGTCGGTGTATTGGTTGATGCGTTCCATGTGCCTTGATAGCTTAATGTGCCTTGAATCGAGGCAGGAATCTGACTAAGCGGTACTGTGCCACCACCGTCAAGCGTAGCAACACCATTTGCAACACCTGCGTTTAGCTCTGCTGCTGTGCCAAGACCTACAATCGTGTGGTCAGCGTTCCAATTACTAGGGCGAACTAAGCTCGTGTCTGTAGAGTCAGGAACAGTACTTACAAACGGATGTTTTACGGTGACGCTCATGCATTGCCCCTAATAATCGTGCCTGCTGTAATGTCTACGCTTTGACTTACAACAATGTCAACAGTATTCAGTATTAAGTCTGCGCTAGATGTGCCGACAGAGCCATCCATGATGACTGTTGTGCCGTCAGACTTAAAGATACGAAAAAACGTAGCTGCACCTGATGCGACTGCGTTTGTCTGCGTTACTGTGCCAAGCGTCAAAATGCCATTTGTGTCTGAACCAAAAACGCCTGCAATTGGCATACTTACGAGAAGTACTTGCGTAGTAATCGCAGTATTAGCGTTTGCAGGCTGTGTGCCGTTATATAGATTAAATAGCGCACCTGTTGCAGCATAAGCAATTAGCCCCTCATTTTGAGCGTGTCTTGTAGCGTCAGAATAATAGAGCGTCATTGAACGACCTCGACACCAATGACTTTACCGTCAGCGCCACGAATGACTCGTTTAGGTGCTGATGCTGCGTTTTTCACGCCTTCAATCTGCGCCATTGTTTGAGCTTGCATTTGCAGCATATTTTGATGCAAATCTGTCATTCTGTTGATTGCATCATTAAGACTGCCAGCAAGTTGTTGAACCATTTGCTTACTTTGCAGCTCTTGCGCTTCGAGTAACGGTACGTCTACGCCAGGGTTAGCAGCGATACGAGCTAAATTCAACTTATTCTGCGCTTCAAACTGTACTTTCCACGCCTCAAAGTCTTGCTTCTGCTTCTCTAGCGCTGCTTCGCTCTGCATCTTGATTTGCTCGATTTGCATATCAGCCTCAGTTCTCGCTTGCTCTCGCTGTTGGTCTGCTTGCATCTTCATCATTTCAGGATCAGGCTGTGGCGGCTGCTGCGCTGCCATTGCTTGTTTTTGCTTCATTTGCTCAAGCGCTTGATCTATTGTGCCTTCAATTGGCTCTGCCTGCTTATACGCAGACATACCAAACTTGACCATATCCACAAGCATAGGTACAAGCTCAGGTGCTTGTTGACCCATTGGCAGCGCCTGTGACAAAAAGCCACCCATCGCCTGCAAAAATTCAACTCTGTCACGCTTGTTCTGATTTTCGTCAATCTGCACAAGGCTATCTGCTGCGACTTCAATCCTAAAGTTACGCAACGGCTTGTCTTTAAGCAACATCAACGCTTCAGGCACTAATTGCTTGTCAGCATCGCTCATTTGTTCAGCAGCAGCGTACTGGATAATCGTCTGCGGTTGAAACTTAGAGCAAATAATCTGTGCTTTTAAGCGAATTAACTCTGAGGCAAAAAGCGCCACATCTTCTTGCATTGAGCGAAGTCGTAGACCTGCGTACTGTCCTTTGATTTGCTGGGCTGTCGCTGTTTCGCTTGCCGAAGTTTGACCACGAACAATGTCTGAAATACCCGTGATTTCATAAATTTGCGCCTTGATCTCGTCTCTTGCTCGATAGCATTGAATAAGAGCACTAGCAATCTGGTCAATAGGCAATATGTCGATTGAGCCTTTAAGACCACCTTTTTCGCTAAACGCCATCCACTTATCCACAGGGATCAACGTGTTGTTGTCACCCTCAGTAAGCAGACGTTGTAATGCAGGCTGTGATGCGTCATACACGCCACGAATACGCAGCGCTTTGACTAGACCGTCAATTCTGTCTGTCAAAATGTCTAGCTCTTGCGCCTGGTCTTGATACAGCACAAAGTCAGCAACAGGCACGAGCGTGTCGCTTGTCATTGTTGCATACAGCGGTTTGGCGCAAGGGAAAAACCCCTCTAACTCTAGCGGGTCATCACGTTCGTCAATGATTTGCCCAGCGTTTTTGCTAAACCAGTAGACTTTCTCAGTCTCTAAATCCCACAATTCGCAGATTTTTGCTCGTGTGAAGTCACGATTGTTTTGCCCGTACTGTTTGTTGCTTTCAGGACCAGCGTCTAGCGGGATTTTATTGCCCACATCTTCGCCGAATCGCTCAATCAGCGCATCACGAGTCATGTAAACCCAGCGCCAGACTTGCGTGACTTCTTCCCATGTGCGAGCAACAGAGTGTCCAAAGTCTTTCCAATGAACGTAATCAGTAGGCGCACATTCGTACTCAATTTCCTCTTGTGGCTCTGCTTCCATGCCAGCGCCGCCATCAAGCGTGCCTGCATTGCCATCGTTGCCTTCGCCAGTTTCTTTATCTACGTCTTCAGTAACTTGATAGCCGTCTTCAGGCATATCTTGCGCTACAACGTGTGGTTCATAGCGAACCCATGCCACGCCTCGACCACCTAAGAACCTGTCTTCAACAGCGTGACGCATTGCGCTGCGAAAGTCTGAATAGTGCTCAATTTCAAAGTCTAACGAGCGTTCAATAAGCTGCGAAGCGACACGTCCGACTGGATCGTTGTCACCAAAACGACGATTTACAGCAGCTTTTGGCAAACGAGCGTAAACAGCAGGAATCAACGTCTGTACGTTAGACCACAGAATGTTGAACTTAGCTGTTTCGTTCGTGTTTTGATTGCGGTTATCGTCACGATAGCGTTTCACTATCTTTTGCGTGCGAGCTTCCCACTTTTTGAACTCATTGTCGTATTGAGCAATGATGTTCAAATACTTTTGAATACCCGTTAGAGCTTCCATTTAGAACCTCTTAGCTGAATTGACCAACCGCCACGACTGTAACGCCTGCGCCTGTGGTGACTTTCCAACCAGTAGTTAGAGATGCCATGTTTAGCTCAATATTTAACACGCCGACGCCGCTGCCTACGTTTGCAGGCACAATCGGAATTGCTGTTACGCCATCAGTTAGCGTAACTGTCGAAGTCGCTGCTGTGTTGACTGTTACAACTAGACGATGCAGGTAATCGCCTGCTTTGCCAGCGCCGCCAAGCACTTGTGCCGTCTGACTTGCTGCGACTGTCTCGTATTGATACCCATAATCACGTTCGATTCCGCTCATATCCTGCTACCCCTTGGAGGTTGGTAAGTTGCCCACATATCGTTCAAAGTTACTGTGTTCTCTGGGCCAACAATCAGCGGTTTCACAACGTCTGGCGGCTTAACTTTTGGCTCTAAACGCCACGCTACAGCCATCATCCTAAAAGCGTCTGCTGGGTGTGAAGTCCAATCATGTCTTGGACTACTCCTAAACGCTTTCTTGTCTTCGTCGTATTCCCGTTGATACTGTCTCAGAGCTTCAAGTCCATCCGAGCATTTAGTTTTGTCGAACCAACACATCGGAAGGCATTGCCTAACTGCTTGAATCCCATCTTGTACGCCCAAATCAGGCACAATCGCCATGTTGTTTATACCTAGATGTTCTGCTAATTGCTCAATCACCGATTTGCCCTGTGCTGCTAGAGTTTTAGCTCTCGCATCATGCGGAAGTTGGTGTTTTCCGTATTTATAAGGCTTTTCTTTGATTATTTTCGCAATTTCTTCAATATTAGCACCGGAAATAGCAAAAAAGTCGATTATGTGTATTTCATTTCTAACAACTTGATACCACCAGATTGCCGTGTCATCACGATAGCCTAAGTCCCATGCTGTATGAACGGGCAAATGTGCGTCATAAGGCACATCAGTAATGCGCCCAGCTTCTTCAGCTTCACGCAAGTCTGTGCCGTAGTAAGCGCCTAGGATGCTTGCTTCAAATGAACATTCGTACTCTTGGAGATACTGATCCTCAGAGATTTGTGCTCTTGCAGCATTTAACTCAGTCTGTGGCAATAAACCTGATTCTGACGCTGTGAGTTTTAAACAAAACCATTCGCCGTTGCTTCTGTTCGCTTGGTCATATATTTGCCAAAACTGATTTTTGCCCTTGGGTGTCCCTGCGAACACGGCCCAGCCCTGCTTGTCGCTCAAAGTAGGACGAATGACGTTACCCCACACGCTAGGTCTGAAGTCACCGTACTCGTCCATGAACACGCCTGAAAAGCCTAAGCCTCGCATTGCGTCTGCGTTGTCAGCACCAAATAAGCGTATCTTTGCGCCTGTCACTAGCTCAACAGTCAATTCAGCTTCATTTGAGCTTCTTAGTACAGGTGCTGCAAAATGCTTGAGATAGTCCCATGCGACAGATTTAGCTTGCGAACGATAAGGCGCTATGTACGCATACAGCGGGTATTCATCTTTGCTCATAAGCGCAGCACGCACAATGTCGTTGATAGCTGCGACAGTCTTGCCAGCACCCTTCGGCGGTGGGCAACTAAACACGCCCACCGCTCACTCCTATCGTGAAAAGGTTTAAATGCTTTGCGAGGCGAGTACGGTAAGACTACCTCTCGTCTTGCCATTTGACCACCAGTTCGATAGGCCCGTTATCTGCGCCAACGTGTTCTTGTCTTGCTAACTTTGGCACATGATACTCAGCAACAGACATAAAACACTCAAAAGCTGTTTTTGGGCCATATCGCTCATCTGCTGCGATTTGGTCGAGCCAAGTCTGCAATCTGTCTGAGTTGCCATCAACAAAGGCTGCAATCGCTTCACGAGCTTTTGCTGTTGATTTATTGGGCACTCCAGCGGGTCGACCCATGCCTGCCCTTGGTGGCTTCCTTTTATCAGAAGACTTTAATTCTTTAGTGACTTCCATATCTTTTCTCAATTGTCTTAGATTTAAGATAGGTTAAGTTTAACTCACTTCTTCATCTTACTTAACAATACTGCTGTTCTCTTAGCTTTGTCTGCTTGATTAAACTCTTGCGCTACGCTTACTGGTATGCCCATCTTCTTTGCAAACTCAGGATTGTGCGCCGCCGCATTCATTGTGCGTTTTTGGGCTTCTGATTTGCTTGGCATATTAGAACGCTTTGTTATAACGCAGCATTGCGTTGTAGTTATTGCCTTGAGTTGGCACGTTTACGTTTGCTGACAAAGTGCCGCCACCAACTGGTGCGCTGTAACCCATGCCTACTTGATTCACGCCCGTTCGGTTGTAGCCTGGCGCTTGTACGCTTGTGCCTACTACATTGCCATGCAGTCTGCCTTCGCCCATCGGAACGCTGCCACCCACCATTAGCGGGTTCATTTTTACGCCCTGTTGAAACGTCTGCTGTGGATTGTAAAAACCAGCAGGCACGCCTCGTGGCGTAGGAATGTCTGCCATTTGACCGCCCATAGCGTACATAGGTGAACCCATGTTGCTTTGCATCGGTGGCTCTTGACTCTGCAAATTAGCGTTTAATTGATCTGTATTCATAGGCGCATTTGCTTGAAAACTTTGCATAATCTTTTGCATTTGCTGTTGTCGCAGCATTTCTGCAATTTTCTTCGCATCTGCTGTTGGTTCAAGTTCTTCCATCATGCCACCTATTTAAGAAAGCGTAGTTTATACAGCGTAGAATCAATTAACTGAGCAATTTCGTCAATGATGTTTTGTAATTACGTGTCTTTTGGCAACTCTTTTCTGATTTCTTCAACAAATTCGCTAAGACTTTTTAAGTATTTTTGTGGGTTTTTAGCCAAATGAAACTCATCCGGATAGCTTTTTATCTTGTCGTAGCAGCCTTGATAGGCTTCTGTGAAATCATCCACTAAATCAGGGATAGCTTCATAATACTTTTGCAACGCTTTGTGTTCTGCATAGCTTTCAGCCTGAAAATGCATAAAATGAGCGTTTGTTGCGCTATGTAATAGCGTTGATACAAAAGTAGCAGGAAAGTCCATTTATGCCTCGCTTTCTAAAGTGGCTATTACGATTGTACAAGCGCCACCTGATTTAATCGAGCCTCTTGCAATCTCTATTTTGTCAAATTGTTCGTCATCGTCAAAAACGCCTGCATCTTGTAGGCTATCCAACAACGCTTTCAGACGATTATCCAAATCAATTTTACGCTTGTCTCGTGGAAATATTGTAATAATTGCGTGCAAACGCTGCGAACCAAATTTAGGGATTTTGTTTGCACTAACGTATTCTTGTACTGCAAGTTTGTAATTTCGCCCTTGTTTGCTAAGAATTGTTCGCCCTCGAAAATTGTTCCAGTACGAATTTACAGACGGTGGCAGCGTTAAACGCAAAGTTACTAGCATCTTATCAAGTCTCGTTCAAAAAGCTCGCCTATCGTCTTTCTGTGCGCTTGCTCCCATAACTCTCGACGTTGTTCTTTTGTTAACTTGTGTCCTTGATCTATTTCTGTGTGACAAGTAAAGCACAATGCTGCGATGCGATAATCTGACGCTTTTATGCCTCTGCCTTTGCCGTCAAATAATTGATTTGAGTGCGCTGCGACAACAGTACCGTCTTCAGAGTCGCAAAGTTGACACGGCAACACTCTGCAAGCCTTTAAGAGCTTTGGGTTTCGATACATTTCTTTTTTGCCCATATTTGTAAATCGCTGCTTAACATTTGAATATCAGCCGCTACGTCTGCTGCTGCTTGAAATTTCTCTTTTAATACTAATTGCCTATATTCTTTAATTGCTGCTGCTAATTTGACTAAAGTTAGACTGTAATCTGTCATTTTGTTAACCTATCAATGTTTCTGTTGTTTGCTTCTTGTGTGCGCCAAACTTCAATTCTAAGTTTTGCTGACTCTAAACGATATTTTAATAATTCAGCTTGTTCTGTTGCTTCACCGATAGCTTTTGCTAACTCCTGATATTTTGGATCAGCATACGCTTCACGTTCTTGTGCGCCAATTGCAGTCTCGTAACTACTTTTCATGAGAATCGCTTTTAAGCTGCTTTTAAACACTTCAAGCTCTGCAAGTCGACCCTTAGCACGAGCATACTCTGGTGCGTTATCAAAGATGTACTCGACAGCTTTGTGCGGATCTATCTCATTCATGCGTTTCTCTTGCGACAAGTTTCATGCCAAATTCGTTAATGCCTTGAGGTATTACTAAATTTTGCTTTTTTTTAAGTATATTTTTCTTAAAAACGTCAAAATCAACTCTGTGATGCCACCTGTCGTAACGCCATGCTAACGATGCAAAGTCTGGATAAGCGTCTACAAGCGTCTGCGATTTCTCTTTCTTTTTGTCACCGTCAGCGTACAGCTCTGTCGTGTTACCGCCTTTCATACTAAGAGTTGCAGCTTTATCTTGCAAAAATGCGTTAAAAATAATCGTACACCAGCCGTCTTTTAAAACGTCAAGCGACAAAGCTACGTCTTCGTTGTATTTAAGTTTCCAACGATGCGGTAAATCATTGCGTATCAAAATACAAGAGAAAATACGTGTGTTAAGTCTAAATGCTGGCATATCTGTACGTTCTTCAGCAAAAAATCGATATTGAAAGCCTGCTTGTGCAACGTTTTCATATCTGTCTGTAAAATCTTCTGCTGCTCTAAAAATTGCGCCAGATTTACACGGTATCCGCTTATTTTTGTACAAACGAGCAAAGCCGTGAATGTTATCATCAAGTATCCAGTGAAAAGCGTGGCCTTCGCTAATTGCGTGTTCCCAACACCAATTGCGAGCAGGATAACTGCCTAAACCAAGATTGCTAAAAGGCAAAACCAATATTTTTGCTTTATCAATTACAGCAGCATATTGATCGTATTCTTGCGCTTCAATCACAATTCTGTAAGCAACGCCCATTGTTTCAAGCGCTTTACTTGTTTTTCTTGTGTCAGCACGACCTTTTGAAATAATGTAGACAGGATACTTAGGATGATTCTGTTTCATCGTCAACCCATACCTTTTTGTCTGTGTTCACTTTAACTGGGTACATTACGCTTTTCGTCGTAAAGTGTATGCGTTTGCCTATCAGTTCAGAAAAATCGTTCATATCTTCAACGGTAATAAAATTAACAACAATTGAATGAATTGTTTTTAAATTATTCTGTTCAAATTCTGGCATCCCTTGCCATTCTTTTTTCCAATCAAATTCTTCGTCTCCAAACAAGTCTTTCATTTTTCTTGTCTCCAGTAAAACTCGTTTAGCTGTATACATTTCGAACTAATCAATTTGAGCGAATTGATAGAATCAATTAGAGCCATTGATTGTTCTGTCA